TTCTTTTTAGCACAGGCGAAAAAAGCAAATGATATGCTTATAAACGATGAAACAATGACCCAGCAATGTAAAAAATATTCATTAATGATGCACTTTAATAACCAATTATGAAAGAACTATTTAAATTGACAATTGAGTTTACAAGGATATTTATTGGCTTTATTGTTGCCATTACCATATTGGTAACATTTGACTTTTACTACGAATTAAAACGATTATATGAACGGAGCAGAAAACGCATTTCCAGTGAGAATGATATACCTAGACAACAAACAAGAAACAATATTTAAATCAGTATCCTACGCACATAGAGTAACAGGAATTAACGAGTATCAAATCAAACAATGTTTAAACCCTGTAAACAAGAAACGATTTACCCATAATGACCGAATAGTTGTTTTTCGCACTATAAAACCCTAATTTTGCATTATGGCTTTACAATCAATACCAAGATTAACCGCAAAGGCACAACAAATATTTAACCGATACATTAGGACTAGAGACAGTCAAGATGGATATTTTACTTGTATTAGTTGCGGTCAAGTAAAGGATTATGAAGTTATGGATGCTGGGCATTATGTTCCTATAAAAGGTAGTTCAGCATTAAGGTTTGATGAGTACAATGTCAACGGAGAATGTAAATCTTGCAACGGCTTTGACCAATTCCACCTGATAGGATATCGCAGAAACCTAATTGATAAAATAGGCGAACGAATGGTTTTACACCTAGAAAGCCAACATAGGCTTATAAAGAAATGGTCAAGGACTGAATTAAACGAATTAATTGAAAAATATAAGTAATGGCGAAACTAAACGCAGCTGGTAAGGTAAACTTTGGCACAAGAAAAAAAGGGAAGTACAAAAAAAGTAACGGACCGAAAGACAAACCAACAAAACCATACAATAGACAAGGATAATGAAAGATACATTCTCAAAGAAAGAATATAACTGCAAGTGTGGAACTTTAAATGAAAGGTACATTTGGCATAGTGAACTTAAAACCTATACTTTTAAATGTAATAAATGCAGTAAAGAATTGGACATAAAAAACTATAAAAGTAAGGAAGTGCCACAAACTGCATCCATTAGAACACCAACAAAAAACCGATAATGTTAATACCAGCAATCATATCAGTCATAATAGCCTTACCATTATCAATTTTATGGGTGTATTTACTTGATAAAAACAAAAAAGACGATGACGTATAATTTTATACTTGGGTCAGTATTTTTAATAATGTTATTATTTTCAATTATAGCACTCTATAAAATATTAAAGCAAATAGACAAAAAATGAACATCAACGAAATAAAACCAAACCCAAACAATCCTAGAATTTGCAAAGACCATAAGTTTAAACAACTGGTTAAGTCAATCCAAGATTTCCCCCAAATGCTTGAATTGAGACCAATTGTCATTGATGAAAACAATATGGTTTTAGGTGGTAATATGAGACTAAAGGCTTGTATTGAAGCTGGGCTTACCGATGTTCCTGTCATTCACGCAAACAATTTAAGCGAAGCACAAAAGAAAGAATTTATTGTTAAAGATAATGTCGGATATGGTGAGTGGGAGTGGGATGCTTTGGCAAACGAATGGAACATTGAAGACCTAGATAATTGGGGTCTAGATATACCAGCATTTGCTAATAATGATATTGAACATCCAAAGGACAATGCCAAAGGTGGTACGACTTGTCCTAATTGTGGTGTAACTTTGTAATTCAGCGATAATTCAGTGATATATGCCTAATCCACAAAACTTAACACCATTCCCAAAGGGGGTATCAGGAAATCCAGCAGGGAAACCTAAAGGAGTTGAACATAGCAAAACAAGACTATTGCGTTTACTACAATTAGTTACCAAAGTGCGTAACCCTGTTACAGGCGAAGATGAGGAATTTACAATAGCAGAGCAGTTGGATATGAAGATAATTGCAAAGGCAATGAAATCCGATTTAAGGGCTTATCAGGAAATACTTGACCGATTAGAAGGTAGAGCAAAACAAACAACGGATTTAAACGCAAACATTCAAGGGAGCGTTCAAATAGTAATACAACAAGATGACCGATGCAAACCAATTGAAGATTAATGCAACACCAGTATTCTTTGCCAACAAAAGAGCGTACGAAGGCAGCTATCCTGTCATTTGCAATGAAGGTGGCACTCGTTCTTCAAAATCTTATTCCATAGTTCAGTTACTGATTGAGATAGCCTACAATAATCCAAAGACTAGGATTTCAATTGTTTCTCATTCCCTTCCCCATATCAAACGAGGAGTTTACCGAGACTTTAAATCTATAATGGAGAATTGGGGTTTATGGTCGGATAATGATTTTAGCTTTTCCGATTTTATATACACTTACCCCAATGGGTCTTACATTGAACTGTTTGGATTAGAAGATGAAAGCAAGGCTAGAGGACCAGCAAGGGATATTCTATTCATCAACGAAGCCAACTTAATTAAAAGAACTTTATACGACCAATTACTAATGCGAACCACAGGCAAGGTGTTCCTAGACTGGAATCCTGCTGACTTTGTTAATTGGGTTTATGAAATAGCGGACAATCCTGAAAACAAACGCATCCATTCTACATATCTAAATAACCTGCCAAACCTATCGGAATCACAAATAAAAAACATAGAGCAATATCAAAACCTACCTGATGACTTTATGTGGAAGGTATATGGATTAGGAGAACGAGGTGCAGCAAAAGAATTAATCTACACCCAATGGAAACTTTACGACACCGCACCCGAAGGCGATGTATTCTATGGTCTTGACTTTGGTTATGTGCATCCAGCTGCACTTATAAAGGTTACCCATCACGAAGGAGAGAATTACTTTGAGGAAATCATTTATCAAAGCGGACTTACATTATCCGACCTAACAAGATTGATAAAAGAAAAAGTGCCTGAACGAGCAACCATCTACGCAGATGCAGCCGAACCCAAATCAATAGAGGAACTTTACCGACAAGGATTTAATATTAAACCTGCACAAAAAGATGTATGGGCAGGAATAGTTAAAATGAAATCTTATCCTATAAACATTCACTTTCATAGTCAAAATCTAAAAAGGGAATTTATGTCTTACAAATGGAAAAAGGATAAAAACGATAATGTAATTGAAGAACCTGTAAAAGCAAATGATGATGCTTTGGATGCTTCAAGGTATGCGGTATTTACTCACTTGACAAAACCTAAATTTGCAGTAAGTGTATTTTAACTTAAATTTCTTTAACTTTGTTTAAATTCTAATAATATGGGTTTATTTGACATCTTCACTAAAAAGAAGATTAACACACTATTTCCAACAATTCCAATGAACTCCCAAATAGCAATTGAAAGGGGTATAGTTACTTGGCAAGGAGCAGACCAAAGAAGTTTTGTTGATGATGGATATGTAGCAAACGATATAGTTTACTCAATCATTAAACTAATTACCGACAAAGCTAAAATTGCACCATTCCACGTTTATAAGGTTGTAGATGAAAAGGCTGCAAAGAAATACAAATCTTTAGCTGCACAAAAAGACATCAACTTAAAAGAACTTGAGACATTACACAAAAAGGCATACGAACTTTACACAGGAGACCAAAGATTAAACGAGTTGCTAAAATATCCTAATGAGGAAGATTGCTGGAGTGATTTAGTAGAACAATGGTGCGGTTTTAAGTTAATAACAGGTAATTCTTTTATTTATGGCAAACTTATTGAAGCAGGAAACAATCAAGGCAAACCATTTGAACTATTTGCTTTACCTAGTCAGTATATGGCTATCATTGCAAATATCAATGTGTTCCCCCCAACACGAGCTGGTTATCAGTTATACTATGGGCAAATGTGGTCATTTGATACTAAAGAAATCTTACACGATAAATACTTCAATCCACAATGGGGAGTTACGGGTGGACAATTGTACGGACAATCACCGCTACGAGCAGCAGCCAAAAACTTAACTAGAAGTAACGAAGCTAAAACCGCTGCCGTTGCATCATTCCAAAATGGTGGACCTGCTGGAGTTTTATTTATGAACGATGACCGCTTTGACCCCACAAGTGGACAACAACAAGCACAAGCACTTAAAAAGGCAGTAAGCGAAAAAGGTGGTAGCTTAAACTACAATTCAATTGCAGTATCAGGTTATAAAGTAGATTGGAAACAAATCGGACTTTCTCCTGTTGAACTTAATATCATTGAATCAGAAAAATGGGATTTAAAAGCACTTTGTAACATCTACGGAGTACCTAGTCAATTATTAAACGATAGCGATTCAAAGACATATAACAATCAAAGGG